CGGCTGGTGCCTAGACGACGCACACGATGAGTGCTGGGTGGAGAACAACGGACAGACGTGCACCTGCGAGTGCCACGATCAGTCTGAACATTGGGACGGGATACCACCGCTAGGTGGCGACGATATGGATGGACGGTAATACCATGACAGTAGACACCCTGACAAAGGAACAACGCAACACGCTAGACGAGTTGCTTACACCCGACATTGTGCACGCACTAGACCGTGCCGCTAGGACACGATGCTACGGGACGCTAGAGAGTGACGAGGTGGTGGGTAAGACGCTGCTGCGTATCGCACGGGGCATCGACACGTACAAGGATGAGGGTAACTTTAGGGGGTGGTGCATGAGTGTGCTGTTCTCCACCCTGAACAGTGAACTCAAGCACCGTGGCATGGTGGCTAGGAACTACGGCGACCGTGTGCCTTTCCCTGATTCCATGCACGAGGGGTGGGATGAGGATATCGCTGACCCTACCTGCGACACAGAGTACCAAGTCACGGATATGCAGCACGTGTCTGATACCATGACACTAGTGTTCGACACGCTGCCTAAGGATCAGGCAACCGCACTACTCATGTTCAGCGAGGGCTACACGTATAAGGAGATTGCCCAAGCACACGGTGTGTCTGTGGGCACGGTGTGCAGCAGGGTGAAACGTGCACGCACCAAGGCTCAAGTCATACTGAGTGCCGCTCGATGAACTCCGCAACAACATCGTTAGGGATGCGACCCTTTACGCGCCATTGTCTTACCCTATCTCTCTACTATGTATAACAGATGGGAATGTAGCATTGTTCCAAGTGGAATGCTGAACCTATCTAGTGTGTCCTGTATGCGGATTCAGAAAGGCGTGCGTGAACACGGTCAACCGCATCCCACAACCGCCTACTCACCGCACCTGTCTCGGTACCAAGTTGCTCCGCAATCTCACGTGTTGAGAACCCGTCACGGTAACGCAGACGTAGCAACTGCTGATCGGGGGCACTCAACTTCTCAACGGCAGCAGACACGTCCAACAATACAGAAACCGCATCCCCTACCCTACTGTTTCCGCGCACCCCTACCGTGCCACCGTGCCGGGGGTCTATCACTGCCTGTTCAGTCGGCCAGTCCTCACGATCCCAGATGTAGGGCAGTGCTGCCTTCACCTGTTCCTTGGTGTACGGACTCCACTCATCCTGCAACCTTCTACCGTTGTGTGCTTCCTGTTCCTTCATGGCACGCTGCAACCCGTGGCGGTACAGTGCCTTACCAAGTTTCTGCCTACCCCCCGGCTCAGTGCGGTAGCGTTCCACGTGTCCGTAGTTCACGCACATCCACAGCAACAGGTCAGCCTCAATGTCGGCAGCATCAGCCGCCTTCCACTTGCGGGACACGGCGTACGACTGACGTTTGCACAGTGCGTACTCGTCGTCAGTGAACTCCATGCTTGCGCTCATAGTTCTTCCTCGTCCCACCAGTGATCGTCGTTGCTGTCGCACTGCAACTGAAACGAGTCCTCACCCCACCCGACTACCACGATCTTGAGGCTCCCCGTGCACCCGTCATAGGGGCATGGGATAGGCGGAACCTTGGGCTTCTTCACCACGAGTACCGTGCCCCCTCCACTGTGAAACTCTTACCGTTGAACAGCACGAGATTCGGGGTGACCTTACGGTTGCGGATATGCAGGATTGCGAACGCCTGTTGCCAGTTAGCGTGCCCGCCTTTGAGGTAGTCGGCCTTACCCATATCCATCAGGTGCCCCACCTCCAAGCCGACAAGACGCTGCGTGTCCTTAGCGTTGAACCCTGACGTGTAGTGCTGCATCCCTGCCTTGTGCGTGTGACCGCACACCACACTTGCCCCGATGCGTTTGGCAATGTTCAGTGCCGTGCCACCGGGTGTTTGAATGAGGCTGCCCTCATCCCCGTGTGCTAGCACCCATCCCGGGGCGAACTCCCACAGTGAATCGTGGTAGTGGATCGGGAGAGGCAACTCACCTGACAGGGGAGTCTCGTCGTACCCGTAGATACGGGGGATGGTGAGCGGTGACCCCTTGCCCTGCAACGCAGGGGCGTACTTGCTGAGGTACTTGAGGATGCGGTCGCCATGATTGCTACGCATGACGTGATGCTCAAGGTCGTAGACAGGATCGTCAACGTCGGTACGCATCAGCCGCAGTGCGTCGTCAATCTGGCGCATCACCCCGTTCACACGCACGGCGTTCTCCCAGAATGTGCCAGCGTATTCTTCTGCCTGCCCCTTGTTCCACCTTGCAGGTTCGGGGGAGTCAGCCTCGTCACCTACGTTGAGCACACCTGTCGGCTCGTAGTCAGTGATGAACTGACAGAGAGTGTTAACGGCACGCTGATCGTGGCTAGGTACTTGCAGGTCAGGGACGACGATGTAGTCACCGTCTTTGAGGTAGCGTCGGGCCACGATCTTTCCTAACTGTCAGTGTATCAGGCGTAGAGTGCGAGGTCGGATTGTTCGACAATGAACTTGTGCTTGCGTGCTTGCTTCACTGTGTTAGCCAGCAGTGCGGCACGGTAGCCTGCCTCAATATCGACCGGGATGATAGCCGCCTTGTCGATGTTGTCGGACGGCACGTGCAGGGCGTACGCCACATGCAGCGACGGGGGAGTGTCCCACTCGTGTCGGGTCTGCGTGTCAAGGTCGTACAGGTTCTCGCTGTACCCGTAGCAGGCGAACTGCACTGCCCACGACAGGGCGCTGTACTTGGGTGCGGTTGCCTTGCTCGTCTTGAGGTCGGCAATGAACACCTGATAGTCGCGGTTGTGCACGAGAAGGTCGAAGGTGCCTGCCGTTTGCAGGTCGTCGTTCACGACTGACTGCTCAGACAACAGAGGTTCAAACCCTGCCTCGTGCAACAGCATCAGTGCGCGGTCGGCGTACTTCTTCACATCGGCGGGGTAGTGTGTCACGTCGTCACCGTTGAGCATGGCGTTGACACAGGCGTGGACGCTGGTGCCGTAGTCGGCTGCGTTGCTACTGCCTGCCGCATCCATCGACCGCTGCACAATGTCATTGAGTGTGGCGCTGTCGTCCTGTGCCGCACCCGCCGCCTGTGCTTGCAGGTACGGGTTGCGTGACAGCCCATACACTGTCTGCCGCAACTTCCACTTGGTCAGTGCACTGTCGTCGTCAAGCACCTTGCCCAGAGAGGAGGGGCGCTGATACGGCAGCGGCTTCATGCTCTTGCCCTGCGGGTCGGTCACGAGGGGTCGGCCCCACCTGTCACGGGGGAAGTCCAGCAGTCCTGTTGAGTCAGTCATTGTCTTGCACTACCTTCTTCCGGTACTCGTCCATCAACCTGTCTACTCGTTCTTCTGCCGCCTGCACTGAGGTGTGCATCATGGCGTAGCCGCACACGTCCAACCAGTGATCGGGTTTGTCCTGTGCCTTGCTCCGCACGATCTTGTCAAGGATGAACATGACGCTGACCTGTGCCGGGGTGACCCGTGTGCCCAGATAGGTAGTCCACATCTGTGAGGTTCTGGCGTGGTGCGAGTACGACTCCCCGTACTGCTCGTCACGCTTGCGGTACACGGCACGTGCTACCTCTAGCAGTAGTTGATCTGCTGCTGCCAACTCCCAACTGTCCATCGGGTCGGTCAACTCGTCGTCGGGCCATACCGGAGAGTTGTAGTCCTCAATGCGTTGCATCAGCGTTGTACCCCTATCTCGATGCGTAGGTATTTGATTCTTGAACTAGACACGATGTTGTGGATGAACTCTGCCGCTGCCTTGCGGGTGCGGAAGTCCCTGTCCAACAGGGGTACATCCCCGTCGCTGACGGTCACGGCGAACTTACTCACACTCATCACCTGTCTCTGAGTTGTAGGTGCTCGTGCACGTACACATGTGCACTCCCTCGTGCCCATCGACTAGATCGCACACGTGATAGGCCCCACCCCACGTCACAAAGCACGTCATGGCAGCACCCGGGGGGAGTAGCGCTCGTTAATGTCGATGCTGGCGCAACGTGGGCAGCAGTAGGCGAAGTACCTGTCCCCGACGCACACCTTGACAAAGGGAATCTCCTTACTCTCCAACTCCGACAGGAAGATTTCGTTGCACGCTTCACGTGAGCAGGAACGGATCATCGTGCACACCCCTGGCACGTGTCAACGTGTGCGTCACCGCACTCACACTGATAGCCGTCGTCGTACGCAGCGGGGATACACCCGCAACCGCACACGTCCTCGTCGTCCCACAGCGGCACGTCCTCGTAGTCCTTCACTTGTACCCCACCCCCGCCACGACCAGCCCGACAGCGAGCAGGATGAATGAGACTTGCATGAAGATAGCCTCACTCATACCTCAGACTCCTAACTGATTCATCACACCGACTGCCCCGTCAGCGAGGTACACGTCGTTCACATCCATCCCGTCAGGCATCACGACAGGTAAAGCCGCATCGAGTTTTTTTGACACGTTGCGTGCGAACTCCTGCCCTGCCTTGTCACCGTCACCGATCACGAAGATTCGGTCGAACCCCTCCAACACCCGGGCGAAGTGAGGCTTCCAGTTGTTAGCCCCCGGTATCCCGACTGACGGAATGTCACACAGATAGTTCAGGACTAGCGCATCTATCTCCCCTTCTGTTACGGCAAGGTATGAGCGTGTCGTCAGGACAGACGTGACGTGGTACATGCGGGTGTCCTGCATCAGTGTCAGGTACTTGGCGTGTCCCTCATCCTTGCAGCGGTGGTCGGACATGCACCTGAACTTCATGCCCACCACCCCGCTCGTCGTCAGGTACGGGATGCTCAACCGATTGCGGTACATTTCATGTCCCATCACGGGGGTATCGACAACACCTAGCCGTGCCGCTTTCGCTGCGGTGCGGGTGACGCCACGTGACTTGAGGTAGTCGCTGGCGATATCGAGGCTGCCCTCGTAGTGCTGCATGGCCTCAAGCAACAGGTCACGTCCCTTCGTGCTGCGCTTCAACTGTGCCGGGGCACGCTGAACAGGGACACGTCCTACCTGCCACTCATCGAGTCGCTTCCTGGCATCCTCAGGTGTCAGGTCGTACGCCTTCGACAGCACACCGATAGCATCCCCCGACACGTCACACCCGAAACACTTGAACGCACCCTCAGTTTCGTTGTATGTCGCTGAGTTGTGCGAGTCGTCGTGGAACGGGCAGGCGATACTCACCCATCCATCACCGTCGTCGGGAATGTCAGCACCACAATTGCTCAGCACTTCACTGATCGAGGGCTTGTACTCTGCGAGTATCATCAGTCAGGGAACCTTTCAAGCATGGCTTCAAGGTTCTCGATCAAGTCCTCGTCGTGTGCCTTGAGGTGCATCTGCCACAGTGCGACAAGCATGTGATCGTCAGGGTGCCTGACCACCAGCCCACACATCGGGCACACCCACCCGCTACCACCGGTGGCGCGGCGTTCACGCAACAACATCAAGACCCCACCTCTCACCCAGAATGTCAGCCTCAGCATCAATCGGAATGCCGTAGAAGGTGGTACGCATGGCGTTCAGCACTGCCTCACGTGCCTGTTCTGCCTGATCCTCAGGTACTTGCAGGATCACCTCGTCATGCACGAACATCCACAGTGCCTCAACGCCTACCGCATCAACGATGCGTTGCACGGCAACAGCGAACAGGTCACGTGCCGTGGACTGAATCAGGTAGTTGAGGTTTGCGTACCCTCGCTCGGGGTCAGACGGGATACGACGACCCGCAGGATTCGTGACAACAGGCAGGCCGGACAGTATGTGCGCCATGACTGCCACTTGCGGGTACGTACTCTTCCACTTGGTGACAACCCCACGTGCTTCCTCCATATCAATCCCGGCTTGCTTGCTCAGAGTCCCGGCACCGCCTCCGTACAGACTCCCGAAGTTGACTTGCTTGGCAACCTGCCGCTGTCCCTTAGTGAAGTCGTAACCGAACAGGTGCCGTGCGGTGCTGTCGTGGGTGTCCTCCCCGTTGAGGATCGGCTCTGACAGTGCCTTGTCACCTGACAGGGCTGCGGCCACACGAATCTCGATCTGCGAGAAGTCGGCTGAGATGAGCACGTGCCCGGGGGCGGCGACGAAACAGCCACGCAACTCAGGGTCGCTCTTCTTCAACGTCTGCAATGCAGGGTTGACCACGCTCATCCTGCCTGTGCGTGCGCCTAGCGTCTTAATCTCAGGGTGTACGTAGTCATCGTCATCGGCGTGGGCGAGGAACGACTCAAGGTTCGTGATCGTGTTCTTCCTCTCCGACATGATGCGGCAGCAGGCAAGCACGGTGCCCACATCCCCATCGGGGTAGCGTTCACACAGATCGGGTAGGGCTTCCTTGTCTAGTTGCGGTCGGCCCTTGTCAGTCACACGGTCAGGGTCGAACTTGACACCACGCTCCTGCAACCACTCCACCCGTTTCGGGGAGAGGGCAGATGGCAGTCCCGTGATAGACCTGACAACGATTGACGCGTCCTCGTACTCAATCGTGTAGTTGTTGAGCAGGCGAGTGATGCGGTCAACGTCCACCTTCATGCCGCTCAACCGCATCGACGTGGCGATAGACCCCAGCCACAACTCCTGCTGAATCAGGGACAGCGGGATTCCCTTGTCGATCAGGGACTCCATGAGTACGGGGGCGAGCAGACGCACGGCGAGGGCATCGAGTCCTGCGTAGCGAAGGATCGCCGGGGCTGTGTGATCGAGGCTCGCCCACCCCCACGTGTCGATCTTACGCTTGCTACGCATCGTGCCCTTGGGGGCGTGCACCGCTGCCTCTTCAGCAAAGAACTGTGCACGGTCCTCGTCAGCCTGCACTAACTCGTCAGCCTTCAACACCTCCTGTGTCAGCGGCTTGAGCCCATGCTTGTGTTCGTTGCCTGGGTTGAGCAGGCGGGACAGAATGTAGGTGTCAATGACCTTCGGGCCTAGGCACACCCCGACCGTGCACAAGGCAATGGTGTCGAACTGTGAGTGTGTGGTGACCTTGACCTTCGGGTTCTCCAACGTTCCGATCAGTGCCTCGTTCACCCCGGCCACGTTCATCGGGAGTACGTAGGTCTGATCCCCGTCGCTGATCTGTACCAGGGTGACGGCGAAGTCCTCACTCCACGGGTCAAGCCCTGTCGCTTCCACGTCAAGGCCGAACACGGTGAACCCGCGCATCGTCTTGAGCCCCACCCAGTCGGTGTACTTCACCACATCGTCAAGGGCCTGCGCCACGTAGACGGTGTGCGGCTCTGCCATGAAGGTCACGGGAATCTCGATCACACCCCCACCTCAGCAGGGAAGCACTCAGGGCACACCCACAACTGAGCGCCGTAGATGTGGTGTGTCTTTGCTACGCCGTGAGTACGGCACACAGGGGGGTGGGGGCTGCCACCAGCGAGGGAATCAAGGAACCTGTACGGCTGCTGTTGAGCGCACTTGGCTACGAATCGCTTGACTGTTGTGGCTTCAATCACGTGATACCCTCCCTCTTACTGAACAACACTTGTCACGCTGCGTTTATTCCCCATCACACACCGGGAATATGTGTGTCCCTAATCTGCATTCTAGCCGCATCGAATGACAGATACCCGCCTAAAGTACCTCGGGCATCAGCCTTCCCAAACCTGTTCTTAACCACCGCAACGCCTAGCATGTCGGTGGTAGGGTCGTTGTCTATCGTCAAGATCACGGCAGGTAACTGGCCCACCTTTCCCTGTAGCGCTGACCGTGGCGGTGCGATCCCGATGGTATTGACTGCCTCTGACGTGTGATGCAAAGCGAGGACTGCGCTCTCTGTCTCACGGCTCATGTTCTTCAACCGTTGCACTGTCTTGCGTAGCCCGCCCCACTCGTCGTGTCCCTCCACTGCTACGTCGATCAGGTTGTCTACGATGAGAAGTGCCGGGGTCACTCCGTGCACCTCTTCATAGGCTAGGATTTCTTCTTCGATTCCGAACAGTGAGGGTGTCGCATCAAACGACCACGCAATGTGTTGCGTTTGATCGAATACTGATTGCGCCCACGGTATGTCGTTGAACATTCTCGCTTCTGCCTCACTCATCTTCATCCCGGTGAGCATGGCTGCGGTGCGGGTACGCATCGTCTGTTCGCTTGTGTCAGCGCAGATGTAGAGCGTGGGTACGTTGGCGTGGACGGCGACACTGAGGGCGAGGGAACTCTTACCTGACCCGGGCTGCCCTGCTACGAGGGTCAACTCTGACTGTCTGATCTGGACACCTACGTTGGTGAGGGTGGTGAAGGGGAGCGGGAGTGCGGTGCCTGCACGTTCCCTGCGCCCCACGTTGCGGGTGAGTGACTTCAACTCAGCCCCCTTTGTTAACTTGCCGAACATTCCCCTTGAGGTGAGTCTGCCCTAAGTGACCTGCATCACGCAACCACCTGTAGCGGATTGCCTACTCAGAGTAGAGAGACACCCCCCGCCAGAGGAAAGGATGAGAAACCCTGGCGAGGGGTGTCAGTGGTCAGGGGAGGGAGAGTGAGACACCTCCCGCGACCTTCCCGCCACCCACGGGGGTCTTTACCAGTGCCCAGCCTCAGCGGTCGTCGCAGGCTGCTGCACCGTGAACAGGTTGGGGTTCTCGCTGACGAACTTGTCGCCCTGAGTCTGCTCTTCGGGGGACACCCCGACAACAGTGAGGTAGCGATACCCCGTTGACGCACTGGTCTGGTGCTCGATCTTGCAGACGATGGTGCTGCCTACATAGGGACGGAGGGAGTCAACGATTGCACCGTTACTCCAAATCTGATTCGGGGCTGTCTTGCCGCTGACCACACTGGCGACGTTGACTTTGATCGCTTCCTTGCCCTCAGGTGCGTAGCGGGTCTTGAACGCCTCGATGTACTCAAGCACCTCGATCACGAGAAGCGTGTTGACCACACTGCTCGGGGACACCCGTACCTTGTCACCGTCCTCTTGTGAGGGCGGGGTGAACTTAGTAGTAACCGTCACGGTTGAAACTCCTTTGCGTGTCTACATTCTGAACAACAGACGGGGAAGAGACTTTATTCCCCTGTGTCACAGTATCGTGGAAGTGACTACTTCTACACCGTCACCTTCACCCCACCGTTTAGCGGCAGAAAGGGAGACAACCTGTGAATCGTCACGGTAGGCAATCCCAGTGAGAGCATCGAGTATTGCCCTACTCAACTTGTCTACGTCAGGACGTTGTATGTGATGTTCACTGAACCCGTTACGTAGTGACCCGTCACTCTTGACGTGTGACTTAGGACGACTAAAGGTGAACACTAGTTCTACTGTCACTGGTGACTCGGTAGGTTCTGAGTAGACGTGACTAGCAACTGAGGCAACGTCACGTCGCCACTTAGATACGTACTTAGACGCTTCAACGATACGTCCTCTAACGAAAGACTTGGAACCTTGAGGTCTTGGAGTACCCGTCACTACGAATCGTTGCGTCGTCACAGTGTCTCGTATAGACAGGGAAGTAGGGATAACTAGGGTATCCCTGTTACTAGTTACAACACCTGTGACGTAGCGTTTATTCCCCTGTCACATCACGGACTCGTAGACTTCATCCTTACTGAGTACACGTGGCCGGATCGGGATACCGTCAGGTTCGTCACTGCTCTCGTCTGCCAGCACGTAGTAGAACCCAGGCGTTCATCTTCATAGGGCATAAATCTCTAAGCGTGAATGTTATACACAGTAGAGGCGTTACTGCACCGTGTTTCCTTACGAAGTTTCCCTAGCGTTAAAGAATAGAGGCAACGGACAATGAGCAACGTGGTGAGCATCTGGTCGTGGACACCCGTAGAGGTCTACGAAGAACCCGATGTCAAGACAGTCGTTGAACAGTTGATACGCATGAAAGTGATAAACGCAGGCGGCGACCCCGACGCAACCGAAATCATCTGGTCGGAGGACATGATCTTCCCCGACGACGGGCCACCGGCACGCGTGATGGTGTGCCGTGGAGAGGCGCGTGCCCTGTGAGCATGAGAAGAAGCGCAGTGTACGCAGCCATAACCGAACACAACATGATGGTCGCTGACCTTGAAGAAGCACAAGCCGCCATTCAGCGGGTGCGGGATGTAACCGTTCCAGTCCCCGGCGATGTATACGACCTCGACTCGTACACGCGGGGCGCGGCTGACGCGCTGGCCCTTACCAACAAAGCCCTGGACGGTGACGCGTGAGTGTGTACAGCGAAGCGTGCAGTTGCCAGTGGTGCGCGAACCTGGACGCCAAACCATGCGTCGTCATCGAGCGTCTGGAACAGCGGATCGCCGCACTGGAAGGACGAGTCGATGACTGAGACGAAGCAATGGATGGGGCTGCACAATCACGACCGGCACTTCTACTCCCCCGGCTACGGCGACCGATGCGGGAAGTGCTGGTATTGCAGCCCTGAAACGCCCTGCTACTGCTGCCTCGCCGCCGAGGTCGAGGCGCTACGGGAGAAGGTCAAGCAGCACGAAGTGGTGTTCAAGGTACAGGCCGAAGCGCTGAAGTCCACACGCGAGCAGGTGCAGCGGGTGCGGGAAGCGTGCGAGCCGTTTGGCCCGATGGGGAGCATTGCCGTGTGGCGCATCCTCCGCGCCCTGGACGGCACCGATGAGTGAGCGCAGACCGCATTGGGACGACGAGTTGATCTTCGCGGTCATGTCAGCCGCAGGCGACGGGGGGCACCTATTCATAGATGACATCCACGCCGTCATCGCCGCCGTCGAGGACTGGCA